TGGAAATAATATTAAGATTAATGGCGCAGATAATGAATTAGATGGTTCATATGAAATTATTGCAGATGGTATTACTGCATCTCAATTTAAAGCAGTAACAACTAAAAATGGAACGTCATCTCTCGGTACGGCGCAATTATCAACAGGATCATTTGTAACTACTCCTGTAACACCTACGCCAAGAGTTTGGGTTATTGACAATGTTACTTCTATTGGTGGTAAAGACATTATCGTTACTGAACCTGGAGAAGGTGAACTGAGATTTGATGAGACTTACGAAAGTGGTACTACTACTATTCCTTCATCTCAGGGTGGTGATAATATCACTTCTTATGTTATTGTTATGACAGGTGGTGGAGGTGGAGGTGGAGGATCTACTGGAAACGGTAGCACTGGTGGAAATACATCAATTTCATTAACTGTTAATGGAATATCGTACGATATTATATGTTATGGTGGAGGTGGAGGAAACTCTGGTAGCAGTGGAGGTTCTGGTGGTAGTGGAGGATTATACTCTATTCCTGCTGCACTACTTGGAGATCCAAGATTTTCATTTGAAACCACAAGTAATGGTTCTAGTGGTACAAACGGCGGTGGAACTGGTGGAACAACTCATGCAGGTGGAGCAGGAAATGTATATGGAGGCCGTGGAGTTGGTGGAACAGGAGGATTTACTACCTTTACTACTACTGGAAGTGTAAATGCAAGTTTTAGTAGTAGTGGTAGTTTTAATGCTTCATCTGCAGCAGGTTTGCCTGCTGGGGTAACTATAAGTAGCACTAGTTTTGATATTTCTGGCGGCGCAGGTGGCAATGGACCACCAGCAGGATCACCAAAAGGAGGTTGTACTACAAGTGGTGGTTCAGGATCAAATGGTAGAAGAGTTACTGGTAGTGTAAGTGATGGTCCATCTTTTTCATTTACTATTGGACAACAAGGGCAGCAAGGTTTAAATGATAATGAAGGTAAGAATAGCGAAAATGCAGTTGCTGGCGGCGGCGGTGCTGCTAGTGGTGGTTCATCAGGAACTGGTGCATGGGGTAATGGTGGATCTGGCGGTGGTGGCGGTGGTGCTACTTCTTTATCAATAAGCGGCGGTAATGTAGCTGGCGCAGGTGGCGGCGGCGGTGGCGGTGGTACTGGCGGTGGTTTCAACGGTGGTGCTATTTATGACTCGTGTTGGACAGGTGGATCTGGGTTAGGTCCTGATCAAGGATTGTATGCTGGAAATCCAATTGGATTTAGTGGTGGTGGATCTGGGACCAGCATGGGATGTACCGCTGGTGGCGGTGGTGGCGGTGGTGGAGGCGCTGGTCCTAATGGCGGTGGAAATGGTGGTGAAGGTGGTATTGCTGGTGCTGGTCACGTCAACACTGGTTCTGGTGGTGGTGGTGAGGCAGGAAGATCTGCTGTAAATAGCTCTTTCGTTACATCGTACTCGTCATCTTCAGGATCTAGTGGTAATGGATATGCAAGTTTTACTGTAAATTATACAAAAACAGAAAATAATGCTTCCGGTGGTGGGGGCGGTTCATCTTCAGGTCTTTCAATAGCTATTCAACCACAAACTGCTACTGATGATATTACAACATCTTTCATAGTAAGTGTAGGTAATGGTGGTAATGGAGGTTCTGGTAATGGTGGTAATGGCGTAGGTGGCAGAGTTAATATTCAGTGTTATGGACAATTACCCGGAACTGATAATATTGTAGGTACTACAAATCCTGCTGGCAGATATTATGATGTTCCAAACTTCCCAGATGGTGCTTATACTATCACTGGACCTGCAAATGGTGGAGTCCCTGGAGCAATTTGGCATTCTTCTTCTGATGGTATTAATGTTGTTGGTTCAACCGGAGATAATTTTGCATTAGCAAGTAATATTAGTAGCAATCTATCAAATAGAAATATTAGATTTAGTGGTGCGAGTGATAGATTTCTTCAGATGGGTCCGTTTAATTTAACAAATGTAGAAAAAATTACAATGGGAATTATTAAAGGAAATGATTCTAATGGTGGCGATACACCTGAAGAATCGTTGTCTTTAAATTACAAAACTAGTGCTGATGCTGCATCAGAAACACCAATTGAAGTAATTGCACAATCAGGAACTATAAGTTCATCTGGGTGGAATAATTATTCAGTTGATTTAGATGAAGAAAATGCGGCAAGAACTAGTAACATATACTTAGTTTTAAGACAAACAAGACCTGCAAGTTCTGGTGACAATGATGATAACGATAACGATAACTGGGGTGTTGCTCTAGTTGGTCTTAAATATGCGACTTATGACGATATTACATTTGTTCCATCTTTAGATGCGACAATGCCTGGAAATGAAGGAACATGTGGACCAGATGATGGAATTGATGTTGTCAGGAGAGTAGTTACTGCAAAGGATTCTAATATTAGATTTACCGATGGTTCACTAACTCTATCAACATCAACTCCAGTATCTGTTAATGGAACTGCACAAGTTCAGGAAGTACTTCCACTAATAACTAAGTATCATAGATCAAAGTATCTGATCAAGGCATTATAAGATAAATAACACATAAAGCACTGACATACTAATGGCGTCTTCTAGTACTGCACAATTGATTTTTAATTCCTTTGATAGGATTATTACTTACCGAGGTGTTCAAAAACAATTAAATGATGATTTTTGGGATACACAAATCTCTCCTATCATAAGACCACTATGGGATTCTGACAAAGATAAACTTGAATTATTTGTTTATCGTGAAGACGGCACTTATTTGATTCAAAGATCTAAGTATAGAAGAGATCATAGAACGAAGACAAGTAAATGGGTGTCATATGAGTTTGATCCTGCTGGTGCTGAAGAATATAATGTTACTTCTTTTTATGACGCATTAAAAGACAAATTTTTTGAATTCAAAGATATTAGTGAAGCAGAATACGAAAAGGCAGTTCGTAGAAAGATTGAAGAAGCAAATATTCTTAGTTGGGATAAAATTTTATTGATAAGAATGTTCTTGTTAGGTGATTCTGATTGGACACAGCTACCAGATAATGGACTAACTGATGAGAAAAAAGCATTATGGTTGCAGTATAGAGCATGGATTAGAGATAATCCTAAAACAAATTCACAAAAACAAGATGCTGAAACAGCATATGAGGTTATTTTTCCTATCACACCAGATGAATATCTAAAAAGAAAATCAACTAGTATGGACGCAAATGTCGTAGATAGATATGGTGAGCAAGGCAATGATAAAGATTATCTTGACAGTGATTTTCACTTCTGGAAAGTATCATCTAACACTTTGTCGTATTTTGCTCAAAAAATGAGTGTATATCTAGTATTATCAACAATTACTAGAGACAATGGTGAAGGTAAATATGGTAGAATTGATCTTCAACAATATAGAGAGAAAATTAATGATTATGCTAGTGAGGAAGAGAGAAAGAGATTGAATGGTGCTCAGTATAATGATGGTGAGATGATTACCAGTGAAACTGTAGAAGAGAAAGGTGAAGCATGGTTGGATGACCTTATTTCTAGAATTGAAGCAGGAGAAGTATAATGTTAGTATCAATGAATGCCCAGCGACTATATGAAGTAATTCATTATTTTGCTAAAGAGAAAAATAAGTATATTCTTGTTATTGATACATCCACATGGATGACATTGAGTGATGATAAGAAATCTACGGTAAAAACATATTATGAAGATATTTTGCCAGTAGATGAGATTGGGGAAATTTTTACTGAAAGATATACTTTCTACGAATTTAATGATCAATCAAGTGCTATTGATACTGCAAATGAGTGGTTTCCACTGTTAACACAGTTAGATGATCAGGATTATTTCATTGAATGTTATGTGGTCAATCCATCAGGTTCAATGCCATACGGAAATAAAACAACAAAAAATCCTGATTGACACGGAAATTTGATCATGCTATACTGATCAAGCATTTGTAGACGTTAATGAAAGTACCAACTAAGGTAGAGTTGCAGCATATGCAACTTCAAGCAATGATACGAGATCATAGCATTTCAGATAGTGAGCTAGTGTATCTTGGCAAAAAAGAGTATACTACAGAGTATGCCGCACATCCAGAGTATCATGGACAGTTAATGCACTGGTACATTATTGGAGGTGAACATGAAGTGCCAGTATGTGACATTGAATCGGTTAATCAAGTAGATGAAGACGATTGTGTGCCTGAAAACGATGGATGGCATTGAATTGTAAAGAAATTGTAAAAAAATGCAGCATCTCAAACCAGATGCATTAGAATATCCAAGTCAATATCTAAATCGTATGGATGAAAACAGCACCACGAAAGACCAAAAACGTCGTGATGCTCTCGGTTTATTCTATGAGAGTGTTCTAAAACCTGATCATGAGCTACGTCAATGTGCTCATAATCAAGAATGCTACCATGAATTAATGGAGTGGCGTAATGATGTCCTAAACTATCTTGACGAACGTCGTAACTATGAATTCTTCCGAAACTAGACCAAACCTTGGACTTGATAAGACTTATGCTGAACAGCGTAAGTGTCGTCTGCAAGATGCTGTAGATGATTACATGCAAGATGATAAAGTAACTATCTTGGAGTTCTATCATGATCTAAAAGATTGTCTCAAAGATATTATTTCTTATCATACAACAAGTAAAGAAAGAGCTGTAGGTGCTCTTGAATTAGTATTAGGTCACCGACCTACTGTTGGTCTTGATGACATTGATCAAATTGAAGTTTCACGAGAAATAAACATCCCACCACGATACTAATGCAATTTGAATTGTTGCAACCAGTGTGTTATAGTAACATATGTGGTTATATCTCTTTCATAAGTGAATACTATATCAGTATAGTGTACAAAGAAGTTCTCCTTCCTGATGATGTTGCATCACGTTGGGGTCGTCACTATTCCACAATTATCGTTTACCCACAATTTTGGCATGAAATACGCAGTCGTTTGGATGAAGAACAAACAGAAGGGAACGAGTCGCCAAGAAGCTGTCTTCTACAATTTAGAGGACGCCAGTCAGTGGGAGTAGCACATCAACAAGACATTACACGTAAAAACTAATATCATTCCAATCTTTAGTGACACTTGATGAACTGGTTAGGGAGGGTTGACGCCCTCCTTTTTTTGTGCCATACTATAAAAGTAATCAACCCCACCACATGATCGAACTAAACAAAACCTACACTTTTGAATGTCCTACATCTTTTGGCACTCTATCTCAAGAACGTGTAGATAAACTGTTTACAGATGGTCGTCGCGCATCAGGATTTCTTGAACTACAATTAGAAGAGTGGTTTGAGGGTCTTGTGTTTGAAGATGGTAAAGGTTATGACCATCGCTACAAATATATGAAAGAGTTATTTGATGCTAAGTGTTTCACTAAAGGTGGTGCTAAGTTCTGTCCTAGTGTAATGCTTGGTGCTGGTCGCTCTGTAGATGAAGAGAAACTCTGGGAACATGCTATTGACATGATCTATATCTTCTGTGATGTGGTAGAATTCCCTAAGGTTCGCGTTATATTCAAACGTGGATCTGATCTTACTCAATACCCTAAAGGTTCTATTCCATACGGAGATCGTAATGCATTATTTTCTTGATTGTTTAGATGGTATGAAACAACTGGAGGACGGTAGTGTAGATGCTATCGTCACATCTCCACCATATAACCTCAACATCAAATATGGTAAGTATGATGACAACAAACCACGTCAAGAATATATTGAGTGGTTGGTAGAAGTATTCCTTGAAGGCAAGCGTGTGCTCAAGGATACTGGGCACTTGTTTGTTAACATGGGATATTCTAATATTGATCCGTGGGTGGGTATGGAAGTCGGTCTTGCACTCAGAAATGACTGGATTTTACAAAATCATATCAACTGGGTCAAGTCTGTTCATATCAATGATAAGACAAGTGGACATTTTAAACCTATCAATAGCAAACGATTCTTGTGTCCTACATGGGAACATCTGTTTCATTTCACTAAAAATGGAAACGTGAGTGTAGATCGTCTTGCTGTTGGTGTCAAGTATGAATACTATGAGGCAAACATTCGCGGAAAGAATACTGCTGATACTAAACCAAACCTGAGAGATAAGGGTAACTGTTGGTTTATACCATATGAAACTATTAACAGCAAATCCTTACGCGGAAAGCATCCTGCAACATTTCCTGTTAAACTGGTCGAAGATTGTCTCAAACTAACTGGTGTTGAGCGTGGCACAGTTCTTGATCCTTTCTTTGGCACTGGCACTGTTGGTGTTGCTGCAATCAAACAAAAATGGGATTATATTGGATACGACATCGATGAAGACTATACCAATTTCGCATCTACTCGGATAGCCAACACACCAGCACCATGAGACCCTTCCACAATCGCCCACAAGCGTCTTGAACCACTTATGACCGACCAGACTATAGACGTGCCTCTAACGCCTTCTGAGATCCAATATGTAATGGATCTTATGGTTGGATGCCATCTCGGATATTCAACCGACTGCATGGTAAAGAATGGAATCAACGATGTTGCCCTTTACGACCAGTTGTTGAACTGTCTACCAAACGCCCACAGCACCCCATAACCGTGTATATTAGATGAGTGGAGGCAAGACACGTAAGAGCAGAGACAAACATCTGACGCCTTCACAACCCATTTTCAATTCCACCACATGCAACTCACCACACTCGCCACCACCGTTGACTTCTTTCCTGAAGCATTCATTGCTGACGAGGGAGTAAAGCGTTTTCAGAAGCGCGTCACCTTTAACTCTAACGGTCTCAAGTCCTACAGCACTGTGACCATGCTCACCGCTAGGAATGAGTGGGCAGAGCGTATTGCTAACGGTGCTGAAGTTACTGACTACAACACCGATCAAATGCCTCGCTCTGAGTATATGCCAATGGCATGTGTGGGGTGATCCCCCCTCATTCACTGTAAACATCCTATCTAACATTATGAGCACACGTTCACGTATTGGCATTCAACTAGGCGATGATTCCAATTGGCGCGAAGAATACAAAAGAATGAAAGTCCTTAATTCACGTCAAATTGAACTACTTGAAAATGGACCAGATAGTCTTGCGGCTAGTTGGTCTATGCAGGCTATGAAGAATGATTGGAAGAAGATGAAAGGATATAAAGATC